CATATGAAAAACAGAGAACGACTTATCAAAGAAGGGAAGGTAAAACTATGACAGACACGATCATTGGTCTACTACTAGACTATTGGATGTTTACTGCAGTAGCAGTACTCATTCTTATTGGATGGATCGCCAATCTATTTGGTGTTGACCAGAACGAAGACATTATTGGCTTTAAGTATGATGAAATGCCTCACATGATGCCGATCCGTATTCCTACGGATGGTAGAGGTTTTTGGAAAGCTATTTGGTGCTGGTTCTGGGAAGTTCGCCAATGGGAGATTGCTAAAGATTGGCACTTCCAAGTTAATGGCGAAAACTATGTGATTCCAAAGGGATTCCAGTTTGACGGTGCCTCGGTGCCTAAGTTCTTGGCATCATGGCTATCGCCTGTCGGTATCTTGTTGGCAGGTGGTTTGATTCACGACTATGTCTACAAGTACACTGTCTTGTTGAAGAAGAACAAGAAAGATACGAGTGAACCTATGAACCAGAAACAAGCCGATCAACTGTTTCGTGACATTAACATCGAGCAGAACGGCATCCATGTTCTAAACTGGGCAGCATACCTTGCACTTCGTGCTGGCGGCTTTGTTGCATGGAACGGTCATCGTAAGCGTAACTGCAAAGTAGGAGAAGCATAATGGGATGGGTATTAGATAGACTCAAAGAAAGAACATCATGGGACGGCATCATCTGTATTGGTGCTGGCGTAGCCTTTATTGTTCTAGGTCCTTTCGCTAAGTTTGCAGCTTATGGTGCAATCGTCTATGGCGCTTGGACACTCTGGAAAAAAGAGGGCTAATGGCGTATTCTGGGAAGTACACGGTCGTCAATAAAGACAAGTACAGAGGCAATCCAAGGGAGGTTGTCTACCGGTCGCATTGGGAGAAACTATGCTTTATCTGGTGCGACAACAATCCGTCGATTAAAGAGTGGAGCTCTGAAGAAATCATTGTTCCTTATTACTACGACGTTGACAAGAAGTATCACCGTTACTTCCCAGATCTTAAGATTAAATTTACAAATGGTAGAACTATACTGGTTGAGATCAAACCAGAAAAAGAAACAGCCCCGCCGAAAGGACAACGTAGGACTAAGCAATACATTGCTGAAGGTTTAACATATATCAAGAACATGCGTAAGTGGGAAGCAGCCGAAAGTTACTGCAAAGATCGAGGCTGGGAATTCCAAGTCTGGACAGAGAAGACACTACAAGAAATGAATATAATGAAGAAGGCTATTAAACCATTAAAGCCTCTTCCAGCGTTTAAACGCAAGAAATCATTATAAATACTCTGCATGAGTAATCTATTTCAAAAACTAGAGCAAGAAGCGTTTCGTGCTGGCATTAATCCACGCACTGAACAATCACGCAAATGGTTTATTAATAAAGTAAAAAATATTCAGAACGTAAACCAAACACAGTTGATGAAAGAACAAGAGCTTGAACTCATGAATCCAATCATGAATCGTACATTGATAGGAAATATGTTCATGTACTTTTATGATCCTAAGTTAAAGGAAGAGTTACCATACTATGACAGATTCCCTCTAACTGTTGTCGTCGGGCCAGCACCAGGTGGTTTTTATGGTTTGAACTTACATTATCTTGCTCCTGTATTGAGAGCCAAGATGTTAGATGGTTTGATGGATATCACTAACAACAAAGCGTATGACGAATCAACAAGGTTTCGTATTCGTTATAACGTACTTCAACGCATGCGCAAGCTGAGATATTATGAACCGTGCTTTAAGCACTACTTGACTAAGCATGTAAAAGGCAGGATCGCAAAGGTTTATGCTCCTGAATGGGAGATCGCTACGTTCTTACCGACTGCGATCTGGAGAAAGTCAAATGCTCAGAGAGTCTATAGAGATTCACGAAGGATGATTATCTAATGCCAAGTATTGATGAACTTAAAGGCACGGTATCTGCAAAGTTAGGCTTTGCCCGCACTAATAGTTTTTTAGTTGAGTTACCATCTCTTGGAGGCGGAGGACTTGGAGGTTTATTAGATAAACTATCTCCATTTATCCCTTCTGTGCCAGGAGTATTTGGTAGTAATACATCATCTTCACGTGATCTTAATTTGCTGTGTAAAAATGTGACAATGCCAGGTAAACAGATCTTATCTCTTGATAAGAGAATTGGTATGGTACAGGAAAAAGTAGCATACGGATATGCGGTAGATGATGTTACTCTTACGTTCTATTTGTTGAATGATTATGGTGTAAAAAATTACTTTGATTCGTGGAGATCCAGGATCATTAATGAAGATACGTATGAAGTAGGTTACAAAACAAGCTATGCGCTGCCAGTTAAAATTCATCAAATGCGTAAACCTCTGGTCGGTATGTCAGGAGGTATCGGACCTATTAGAGTTAATTTAGGTGTTGGTGGCGGTTCAGTATATAGTGTAGAGTTGATCGATGCTTTCCCTACTACAATCAGTCAGATCGATTTTACAAATGAACAAGATGGTTTAGTTGAATTTAGCGTTCAACTTTCATATACAAATTGGAAGAAGATAAGTCCTTCACAAAACTTCTTGAGTTTCGACATTGCCCCCGGGCAGATATTTGGATAATTTTATAGGAGTAGATTATGGCATTGCCAAAGTTGAATGATACACCAAAATATCAGATGGTAGTCCCATCGTCTGGTAAAACCGTGTCATATCGTCCCTTCTTAGTAAAGGAAGAGAAAGTTTTATTAATGGCTCTTGAGTCTGAGAACCCGCAGCAGATCGCTACTGCGATGTTTGATACTGTCACTCATTGTGTCTATGATGAGTTAAAACCAAAAGAGTTGACAAATTATGATGTAGAGTTCATGTTTTTGAACATTAGATCAAAAGCGGTAGGTGAAACATCTAAGATCATCTTGAAGTGTGAGAGCTGTGAGCATGAGAATGAAATCACCGTAAACATTCCTGATATCAAGATCGAAGTTAAAAAAAGAGATAATATGGTGAAGTTGGGTAATAACATCACTATCGAGATGCGCGATCCAGCATTCATTAGTATGGCAAAAAATAATAAGTTTACGAGCGATACGATCACTGACCACATTATTGGTTTGGTACAAGAATCTATGGTTGCTGTTCATACAGAAGATGAGAGAGTCGACGTATCTGAATCGAGCCAGCAAGAAGTTCAAGATTTTTTAGAGAATATGACGGGTGAACAGTTTGCAAAGATTCGCTCTTATGTTGAAGGAATCCCGAAATTGAGTCATGATATCGACTTTAAATGTGGATCATGTTCTCATGAAAATAAAGTTACCGTGGAGGGCTTGCAGAATTTTTTGTAATTTGCCTATCTCATGAAAATATGGTGTCTTATTATAAGACAAATTTTGACTTAGTACAACATCACAAGTACTCACTTCATGAGATAGAACACATGATACCGTGGGAGAGAGAAGTCTATGTACAGTTTCTCGTAAGCTATATTAGAGAGCAAGAAGAAAAAGAAAAAAATAGGTAAAGTATGTCAAAACTATCAGAAGTCGTAAATCAGTTAAAAGATTTAAATAAAGGCCAAACTGCTGTCAAAGATACTATTGAAAAGCAGTTTACTGATGTACGTTCAATTCGTTCTAGTGTAGATAACTTTACAAGGATGAATAAGCTTGATAGGCTTGATCGTCTAGAAGAGCAAAGAGAAGAAAAGACAGTTAAACAAACTCGCGACGCCGGTGGTAGGAAAGTCATCACTCCAAAAGAAAAGGGTGGTATGTCTTTACCGAGTTTTGGCGCTTTAGGTGGTCTTTTAGCCGGAGCTGGAGTAGGCGTAGGTGCTGCTGGTGCTGGTATTGGTGCATTCTTCACTGGCCTTGCTGGTGCAGAAGCCATTATGTCTAAGTTTGGAGGCGGTGATAATCTAAAGAAGCTACTAACTAATTTAGCCGAAGGCTTAAATGCATTTTCAGATAGGGATCTAAAAGCGTTTGGTGCTCTTTTAGCTGGTGGTGCTATATTTGGTGCAGTTCCTGGACTATCTGGAATAGGTTCAGGAATTGGAATTGGAGCAGTAGGTGTTGGTTTAGGCGCCTTCTTCACAGGTTTAGGTTTTGCTGATAAATCACTTGATGTGATGAGCGTCGACGGTGCAAGACTAAAGACGTTAATGGTGAACATCGCAGAAGGTCTATCTGCATTTAGCGCTGCTCAACTAGGTGGATTTGCTGCGCTATTAGGAGGATCAGGCTTATTTGCTATGATGGGTGGTGGTAAAGCTGGTACATTAAAGTCTATTGGAGGAAAAGTATTAGCACCTATCGGAATGGCTCTTATTGGAGTTGGTATTGCAGGGTTTCTTACTGCTTTAGGTGTTGGAGAAAAAGCTGCTAATCTATTGAACGTTGATCTATCGAACTTTAAGTCGATGATGACGAACTTAGCCGAAGGTTTAGGAGCTTTCGCTGGTAGAGATCTTACTGTATTAGGAGGACTTCTTGCAGCTGGAGGACTATTTGGAGTTGCAGCAACTCGAGTGCCAGGACTTGGTAAAGCAGTTCCTGTTGGCATGACAATTATAGGAGCTGGTATTGCAGGGTTCTTGACAGCATTTGCTGGAGTAGGAGCCATAGCTAAATTTGTTGGTGTCGACGGAAGCGGTATTCGTGACATCATGATCAACCTAGCAGCAGGTTTAAAGCCTCTACTAGATGTAGATGGTTCAAATATCATTTCTGCTGGTGCTGGGCTTGCGGCTCTTGGCGCTGGTATGGCAGCTTTCTTTACTTCTAGTTGGGTCACTGACTTAGGTGAAGGAATTAAGAGCACTTTCTATAAAGCATGGGACTTTTTGACTGGCTCTGATTCTGGTACAAATACAACTCGAAGAACCAATAAATTTAAAGAGCTAGCAGATAGTTTACAGCCTTTAAAAGATATCGACGTTAAGCAGCTCGACAATTTAAATTTAGTTAGTAAGTCAATAGAGAATTTTGCTGATTCGTTGAAAAGTGCTGGTGAAGTTGATTCAAGTAAGTTTAAGAATAACTTTAAAGACATTGCAAACCAACTTGCCGTTGTAAATGGAATACTTCCTCATCTTGCATATGGAGGTGTCTATACGCCTAAAGGTGCTTTAGGAAAATATTTTGGTATTGGTGAACTAGATTTTGGTGCTTCTGGAATCATGAACAACAATGTTCCGTTGAACGAGTTGGGAGAAAAGATTAAAGAACTTAATAAGATCTTTTCAATTCCACCTCAAAGCCAAGATGTTTCTACTCGACCAACAAGAAGAAGGTATTTTTCTAGTACTGGAGAAGAATTAAACAGAAGTTCTGTTCCAACTCCTACTGCAATGACTCGCAGTTTAGGGTTTACTCCTAAAAATACAGTGCCTGTCATCATTAGCGATACAAGCTCTAGAGTAAATCAAACGAACGTTAGTAACTCTCAGAGTATGGTATTTCCTGGTACTGCGTTTGATATCTCTGATAAGATGTCATTTACTCGTGCATAACATACTAATAATAACGGCCAGCGTATTGCTGGCCGTTTTAGTTTTCCCTTCCTATGGAAAAGAAGTTACTTTGCTCCTAGCATATGCATGGAGCCTTTGCTTTTAGTCGTCGTTTGCTAGCTTAGCAAAGTAGCTCATGGTATCGTCATCGTCGTCCATGTCAGCAGCTACAACAGGTTGTTTAGGCGTTTCAACTGGATCATTCATGACACGCTCCTCGCGCATCGTAGGAGCACCAGCGTCGACCTCTTGACCAAGCACTCTCATCAACTTAGCCTTTAATTCGGCATAGGTTTTATAGTTACTTGGATCAGTGAACTCTTTCAGAGAGTACGTCTTGTTGTAGATAGTCTCTAGCTTACTGTCGTCCTCAGACAGAGCAGCAGGTGAAGAGAACTCAGACTTGTCGTAGTTACGATAGCCCTCGACATTGCGAATCTTCAACTTGAAGTCAGCACCTTCCCATAGATCAAACGGGTTGACAGGCTTCTCGTCTTGAAACTGAGGTTGCATCACGTCCATGATCTTGTCAAAGATCTTTTTGCCGAACTTGAACAAGAAGACTTTGCCTTCATTATCAGGGTTTGCAGAGTCACTGACAACATAGACGTTAGCGACATAGTGCAATCGACGCTTCTGCTTACGAGCAGTCTCTTTGTCGTCTTCAGAACCAGAGTTCCACAGCTTCGAGTTCAGCTCACCGACAGGATCGGTTTGACCGATAGAGGTGAGAGAGTTCTCGATGTACCATAGACCAGTAGGGCCCTTGAAGCCGTGATCCCAGTAACGAACCCACGGCAGATCCTCACCGTCAGGCGCGGGCAAGAAACGAAGTACGGCATAACCATTACCTGCCTTATCGACAGTCGGTTTCCAGATTCGTTCGTCTGCGTAGGATTTCTGTTCAGTTGGTGCACCGCCAACTTTTTCGGCGGCCTGAACGAGTTTAGAGATTTGATCGCGATTGCGCTTTAGATTTTCGAAAGACATTGTATTTTCCTTTGTATAACTGAAATATTACTGAAGTATTATACCACACTTTTTCCGCGTCGTACATATTATATATCATCAAACGGAAGTGTGTTTTGCTTTGGCAAGTAATTTAATTCACGTGCCTCTGCTTCTAGCTTATCACGAATACTGTTAGATACAAACTTCTTGACTTCTTCTAAGTCAATCATGTTCTTCTCGCACACTTCGATGATAGCATCCATGTAAGAGATCTTGTCATTCAAGACAGTCTCTTCTATTAACAGTGAAAACTTTTGTTTGTTTAAGAAGTTACTCTCTATACTCATTCTATTACTTCTTCCCATGTCGAATCGCCTAACAGACGAACTGTCATATGATATTTGATATAGTCTGGCCAAGCGTTATTCCATTTTGGATCATTTAAAGATAAGACATACTCTTCTTTAAACTCATCATAATAAACGAAATAAGTTTTTCCATGTACAGGTTTGAACCCATACATACACTTTCGCATGATTTCTGAGACTGCCATACGATTCATCAACGAGTCGGCTTGCTTTTTCAGAACAGCAACCTGCTCCATGATTCTGTCGTACTGCTCCTTTGCATGGAGTTTACCAGCATTATGGATTACATCTTTCTCATGCTTAACGTCGATAGGTGCAAACGCTGGTGCACCTACTTCCATTGGATATGCAAGTGCATACCTCTTGTCTGCATCTTCTTTACTTACATCCATTACTTACTCAACACTTTCAATAACACTGTATCGGCATTCAACCTACCGTTTGCTGCAGTAGTCTTTGTCGTCAGTTTCTTCCACTCAACATCGATCTGCTTAGGCATCTTGTTTAGAATAACCTTTAAGAATTCTTCTGGTTTTCGAAGTCGAGTTGCTCTGCTTAGTGCAGTATCAAAGTTTTTGATAGATGTTCCAGAGATCTCAAAGCCATTGACGTCTTCAGTTACTAACTCAGTAAGGACACGCGTCTTTGTGTTGAATGTGTAAAGACGAAATGCACCTACGATTTTGACTGGATTAATCGATGCGATCTTAAAATCGTGATCTTCTTTCTTATATTGTACTTTCGAAATTTGCTTATCAACTGCCTTTGGCTTCTTTAATCTTGGTTGTCGAGTAGCTTTTGTAGCCATCTTCAATCGATTAAGATCATCAATCATCTTCTTATACTGATCAAGACGATGTTTAATTTGTTGACGAGTTAAATGACTATAACCTTCGACAAGCTGTTTGTCATCTTTATTATAAACTGCCTGGTATTCATACATCTTTGGCTCTACAAACGCCAATACCATTGGAATTGCAGTAGTAGGTAAAACGTGAGCCTTAAACGATGAGTACATATCATATTCGACATCGTCACCAGATTGCCACTTTTCCTCAACGTCATATAGATCTTCAATCACGGTTAAATCAACCTTATGCTGAAGTCGATCTCGAACACTTAATTGAATTACATTACTAGGTTTCTTTTCTTCCTCTACCTTTTGTTTTGCAATCTCTTTACCAGATTCTAATAGTTCAGCAATAAATTCGTCTAAACCCTTCTTATAGGATTCAGTAGCCCAATTCATGTCAAGCTTAAGCGTTATCCAATAAGCAATGGCAGCAAAATGAGTATACATTGTAAACTCATACTCTGGATTTTGTAGGATGAACGTAACATCCTTTTTAGGATAATTTGATTTGATATAAGATTTAATTACATCGCTACACGCCTTCTTTTCTACGTCCATATGGAAGTAGTACTTCATCGAAGAGAAAGAGTCAGTAGGAACTCCACCCAACCCAGTTTTAGGGCGTTTTGGTGGTTTACGTGTTTTTATAGCCATTCACATCTCCATAGATTTCACCATTATACCATGATTTATGTATAATGTAAACCTATGCGTCTTTCCTCTTGTAAAAGATGTGTGTGCCGATCTTTGCCACACGTTGGAAGTGTTTTCTCCACCACGGTCTAACATAGCTAGCATGATAGTACGTAGCACCGTCGGTGACATCAAAGCCTAAGTGATACAACAAGTATGAATCTAGTGCAACTTGTAAAGCTTTGACCCACGACTCTCTGTCCGCCGGGCGATCAGGATTGACATCTGGTCGCCCATCACAGTACCATGAGAACTGACACTTATCTCGTATGAGTTGTCCATCACGATACCTTGCTTGCTTGATGACTTTACAAGCAGTACTAGGATATCGCTTAGATTCCATACGATTAAGTACCACATGAGTGACAGCAACCTGTCCACGTTCGCTCTGGTTACGTGCCTCATGATATATGTTCTGAGCCAAACAAATCACTTCTTCCTTTGGCAGAGGCGGTAAGTTAAGACCACTCTGTGCCATAGCAAGTGCAATGATTGTTGATGTCAACATACTTAGTTCCTTCTCATTGTGGCGTAGTCACGTGCGTCTTGGTCTTTACCAACTGGTACGAGATTAGACTTGTGCATCGTAGCTATGCCGACAAAATAGTCGCCAGTGTATTTTGTAGTCTTCGCTTTGGCCGTGTCACCTGAGAACGTATTACGGCTTGGATGTTGTATTGTTTCACGAATATACGAACCACTTGGTGGAACGTATACCTCTGGCGGTGATTTCTTTTTCTGAGACTTACCTGCACCGTGCTTCATTAGCCACTGCTGGTACTCTGCCTCAGCCTCCCTCCAACCAGGCTTCTTTGCCTGTTTTTTCTTAGTAGATCTATTTATAGAATCACGACTCATAACAATGTAACCAGGCATACTACCACCTATCAGACAAGTTCAGAAAGAATGCTGTGATTATACCAAAGAACGTAGGGATTGTAAACAAACAAAGCAGTACAATCCCTACGACATCAGTTCCAATCGTTATCGAATCGAGTGGTATGGAAGGCCACATCACCAGCGTAATCACGAGCATAACGCGACTCATCACCCCAATATTGGATATCATCACCTAGCTCCTGTTGGTCACGCTTCGAAGGACGACCACGACGCTTAGGAGCGGTTACTTTAACTTTAGTATCCGTACTTTTCTTCTTCATCTAACACCTCATCAATCAAGTTATAAGCAAAATCCAAGTCCATATCGTAGTGAAGCGATAAGACGTCAGCGATTTCTGACTCATCCATGCCATATGCAAACATTTCGCAAATGCCACTATAAATATCACCCATTGCACTCATTACAGCTCCTTTTGTTAACCGTTAGATAGATATTACCACAGATATCATGATCTGTATATTAGTTAAAAGTTCTAATTTTGAAAAAATAGAAAAAGGTTCTAATTTGATACCTCACTTCCATTTCCAACGATATATCGTCTTATCAAGAACCTTCACTTCCGTAGCCGTATGGCCCTCGCATGAGGCCTTGGTCTCAGCAAAGATCACAGCTGTGCTGTAATCAGGTGCAAATGCCTCAATCTTATACCACTTATCATCTTCAAACCTCACTGCAAGTTTATACCACATTATACATTCTCCTTTGCTTCCATCATTTCAGCCAAGATAAACTTGGCAATGTTCATCTGCTTTCTTGCAACATCATTTTGACCACCTGCCAACAACTCTTGAGCATCTGACAAAATGCCGGAGACAACCATCTCAAGACCAGACCACTTGGCTGAGCTGGATTCCATATACTGCTCACGGATATCTTGCTCTGACATACCGTAGGCCTTGGTTTCAAATTCTGTCATAATCAACTCCTGTTTTGTTTAACCGTTAGATAGAATATACCACAGTGGCCATGGTTGTATATTAGTTAAAAGTTCTAATTTTGAAAAAATAGAAAAAGGTTCTAATTTACCAGGAGCTCCCTGGCGCGCCCCTTCGCCCAGGCCCTTATTGGCCTATAGGCTAGCCCCTATGGATGTGTCTGGGGGCTCTCTGGGAGCTTAGCTCTGGTAGATCTTGAGGAGATATGACTCAAAGGCCTCGACCTTGTCGATCCTGTTGGGCCAATAAATGTACTCTTTCTCGGGGTTCTTCTTGAGGTTGTTGAGCAACGGAGTCATCGCGTTGTACAACTTATCGATTTTGGCCTGAACCTCGGCCGAAGTCGTTGATGCAGTCTCAGCCGTAGCCGCTGCCTTTTGAACTGCTTCGAGTTCGTTCTCGTCTACGGCAGTAAAGCCGAAGTCAAAGATGTCGTCTTCCATTATTTTTTCTTACCGAAGATTCTATCCCAACCTTCGTTGTATTTCTGTTGATCTGTAGGGCGTTGTTTTGATCCCTTACCACCGTCACTCATCGTCCCTGCCCTCTATAAGACTTAAAGCTTCGTTTTTGACTTTTATTCATCGAAGAACGCTTGGCCTTACCACCTTGACTGGTGCGTTTATGTAACTTGACGATGCCCTCTTTTTCTGGTTGTTTTACTTTAGCCATCTATTATCCTTGTACCCAATCCTTTGCACGATCTTCAGCCTCTTGTAAAGAATTATATTGAACCATCTCAGTTCGACCTTGTTGACTGCTCAGTTGAACTAGATAATGAGTTTCAAATCTCATCACAGTTGCAACTTTAAGCTTATCGTCTGACCAGTATTCCGATATTGTCTTTACAGTCGGTTCGTGTCCAGAATTACTCATATCATACCATCCTATCTATATATCTACCTTTGTTAAGGTCATGCACACGGATACGATCAAGATGTTCTGTACGTATCCTCTCAGCCTTTTCCCTCTCTGAATCTTGTAGTTCTTTTCTACGAATCAGTTCGGTCTCGTTGTAGTGATACCGATTGATGTATGGATTATGTTCTATTCTACTCATTTAAATTTTAAAGATCTTACAATCTTTAAATAGAGCATCTTTAGCATATGAGGAGGTTTTTCTACGTATGTAAAGAATCCATTCCAACATACTTCCTTTGGAACTTGACCAAAGGCTTTTTCTAGTACTTCTCCTCTTTTAGCCATGTTTACTCCTTATTGGCCTGCCCTAGAGGATTCGAACCTCTGACCCACAGCTTAGAAGGCTGTTGCTCTATCCAGCTGAGCTAAGGGCAGATGTTCTTATCCAAAATGGTGCATCATGATTCTCGTCAATCCTACAGTATCTATACCAACCAAGAGCATGTAGTTGGCGAGCATGCCAAAGCTCCGACGAGTATAAGCAGCCCAAGCATACAAAGCACAACCAGTGATCCATACAGGATACATATAAAGAAGCGGAGGATTAGGTGCAGTAACTGCCATAGCAATGCTACACCCAATACTAATAGCCCAAGCGATAAGCTCAACACCAAAACGGAATGGATTACTTGCCCAGTCAGTCCTAATCCATTGAAAAATTCCATAGACTATATTATACATCGTTTTCGACTGCTTGTAAAACAGGACTCTCCATCCGATAACCAGTGAACTCGTTATCAGCACCAAGCATTTGATACATCTCGTAAGCTGCCTCACGAGTATCAAAGCTCAACTCAAGCATTGTACCATCATTGCGATACGCCGTAACTTTCCACATGTTAGTTCCACTCACTGTTCTTCACCTTAATGTTGTTTTCTTTCAGATAACCAGCCATGTTGTTCTTTGCAATTGCATAAGCGACTTGTAGTGCCACAAGAGGTAGCAACAACCACGCTGTGATCTCAAGAAGTGCTTGTACCAGATACTTCATTATGTGATCTTCTTTTCGTTAACTAGTTCTTCAAAGCAATTGAATAAAATTTCAAATTTGAAATCATACAGTTGTTTCATTCCAAGCAAGATATTAGCAATCTTATCTGTATCCATTTCAGTATCACACACTGCTTTATAGAGTACATCTAAATCGTCAGTGATGTTCCAGCATTTCAAGATGTGCTGCTCTAAATCAAATCTATCGTAATTCATTTTGCATAGTGCTCTATCTTCAACTCCGAAATGTTCTTTGACCTCTTTCGCTATGTTTTCACAAGCCCAAGAAATATCTTGATTTTCAAAGTTAGTGATTCCATGGAGTGCGACAATGCTAACACACTTGTCAACAATCAACTCGGCGAACTTTTTTAATTCATAATCATAATTCGTAGACCAGTCAAATACTTCACCTTCAGGTTTCCAGGTTTCATTTGCCCAAGATACAAACCCAGCCTGTTCAGCAAGTTCTTTAATTCGTTCGTTCATCATTCAACTCCAAAAACATCATCAGCCCAAATGATCTTGGGATTGTCTTTTTCATACATCTCAACCAACTGAGCAAGAGTCCAAACATCATCTGTTTCAACAGTATCTAACCACTCGCTGAATCGTCTGTAACAATCACGATGCATGATAGGCAAGCTCATCTCTTCACCATAGATGCCCAGACCCTCACCGCGAATATCAATACGACCACCTGCCCATTGCTGAGTTACTTCTTCTACCTCGTAGATGTCACCTTTCTTACGTCTGGTGAACTTAGAATCTTCTTTCTGAACCACAGTCTTTATCACGGTAAGGTTTCGTTGACGATACCAATCCGTGTTGACTGGACCCATCCAGTTTGTGCTGTAGGTTATCAAATTTCAGGCTCCATTGATACACCAATAGCTATTAGTACATCAGCTAACATACACACTGCTTCTTCAATTTCATAATCATCAAGAAAGTCTTTAAGAGAGCATCCAGCTTGTACTTGCAATGCTGCATTTACAATCTTTTCTTCTCTTGTCATTCTTCACTCTCCCATTGACGACAGAAGAA